CCGGGCTCCCGGACAGCGGTAGCCGCCTCGGACGACGGGGATGACGACGACGACGATGCCGCTGACGACTCGGCGGAGGACGAAGACGAGTCGGAAGACAGCGAATCGGAGGAAGAAGGAGAAGGGGAATCGGACGAGTCCGACGACGAGTCGGACGAATCGGACGACGAAGAGCAGGACGAGGAAGAGCAGGACGAAGATTCCGAGGACGAGGAAGAGGCCCAGGAGGTAGACGAGAAAGCTGTGGTCACCGTCAAAGTCGACGGCAAGACCGAAAAGCTGACTCTCGCCGAACTCAAGAAGGGCTACTCCCGGACCAAGGTCTTCACCCAGCGGACCCAGGAAGCGGCAAAACTCCGGGCGGATGCCGAAGCTCTCAGTCGGCAGCTGGCGGAGGAGCGGGCGCAGTTGGCCCAGGTGGCGGCCGCCCTGGAAACGCAGATGAAAACCGTCGAACCGGAGCCCGATTGGGCGAAACTCCGCGAGGAGGATCCGGTCGAATGGGCGGTCCAGAGGCAGATATGGAGCGAGAAGCAGGCCCAGCGTGACCGCGTCAAGGCGGTCGAGCAGGAACTGCTCCGGCGCAACACGGAAGCCCAGCAGGCCACTCTGCAGAGCACCCTCGCCGAGGAGCGAACCAAGCTCCTGGAGAGGATTCCGGAGTGGAAGGATGAGAAGAAGGCCGCCAAGGAGATGAAGGAGATCCGGCAGTTCATGGCGTCGGTCGGTTTCTCCGAGGACGAGATGGCGCAGATTTACGACCACAGGGCGGTGCTCGTTCTCCGGAACGCGGCTCGCCTGGCAGACATGGTCAAGCGCCAGAAGTCGTTGGAGAAGAGCGGTCGGCCCGTGAAGGTCGTGCAGAAAACGCTTGTTCCCGGTCGCGATCGCGGTCGCAAGGGGTCAGGCAGCAACGCGCGAGCGGCATTGAGCCAGCTTCGCAAGACGAACTCGGAAGCCGACGGGGTAAAGGCCCTGCTCGAACTCGGGATCGTCTGACCCAAACCAAGGAGTAGAGGACTACAATGGCACCCCCTACAGGGATTTTCCAGAAATACAGCGCGGTGGGTCTGCGGGAAGCGCTGTCGGACGTCATCGCGAACATCGACCCGGAAGAGACGCCAGTCTTCTCCAATGCGGGTCGGGAGACGGTGAAGAACACCGACTTCGAGTGGCAGACCGACAGCCTCGAAGCAGTCGACGTGGACAACGCACACGTCGACGGTGATGACGTGTCGACGTTCGACGCGGTCACTCCGACCGTGCGGCTGAAGAACTACACCCAGATCTCGCGCAAGACGCTCGTGATCCCGGGTACGCTCGAAGCGATCGAGAAGGCTGGTCGCAAGAGCGAGATCGCGTACCAGATGGTCAAGCGCGGCAAGGAGATGCGCCGTGACATGGAGACCATCATCACCGCCAACCAGGCCGGCGTTGCCGGTGACGGTACGGTCACTCCGCGCCGGACTGGTTCGCTGCTCGCCTTCCTGAAGACCAACACCGATTTCGGTGTCGGTGGCGTGGATCCGGTGTATACCAACACCCCGAACGCTACCCGGACGGATGGCACCCAGCGGAACTTCACGGAAGCGCTCATCAAGACGGTCGCTCACTCGATCTGGTCGAGTGGCGGCTCTCTGAAGATGATCGTCGTGGGGGGCACGCTGAAGCAGGTCTTCTCGACCTTCACGGGCATCGCTGACATCCGGCTGAACGCCCAGGGCGCGCGTCCGACCACCATCATCGGTGCGGCGGACGTGTACGTGACCGACTTCGGCAACCTGTCGGTCGTGCCGAACCGCTTCATGCGGAACCGGGACGCTCTCTTCCTGGACCCGTCGTACTACTCGATCGTGAATCTCCGCTCGCTCAAGGTGGAGGACCTCGCGAAGACTGGCGACGCTCACAAGAAGATGATGATCGTCGAGTGGGGACTGAAGGTGAAGACCGAGAAGGCTCTCGGCGGCGTCTTCGACCTGAACCCGGTCTCGGTCTGATCGGGTAGCTCGGGGGGAATGAATGGTGTTTTATAGTCCGGGAAAGGGACTATAAAACACCTCCCCCGTTGGCCGTGACTTTGTCGGGTAGGAGCCCTGGCGCGGTTGGGCGCAATGCGCTTGTTCCTGGTTCGATTCCGGGCAGGGTTTTCGTGGAGTATGAACGTTGTTTCATGCAGGTTGACGGAGGCGGGGCGAAGCATGATTGAGACTCTCCCGTGGGAAGTGGACCCGGAGACGGGCGCGGAGACCAAGCGCTTTCACTACGATTACTCCGACGACTCGATTACGATCGAGGACCTGATCGACATCGACACCATCGGCGCGTTCAACTACGAGGCCCGGAAGCAGAACACCGGGCGGTTCGCGGATGGGATGCACTGGATCGGTTCGATCCCCCTGCCGATCTACCAGCGCCTGCAGAAACGCGGGGTGTTTGACGACCCCAAGGAGTTCCGGAAGTGGTGGCTGTCGGATGAATCCCTGCCGTTCCGTGGCCGCGACATGAGGGTCTGACGCATGTCTCTTGATGGCACCTACAACGGCCTGCTGGACTCGATGGCCTCCTGGCTCAACCGGGATGACCTCACCTCGTATTTGCCGGACTTCGTCGCCCTCTTCGAGGCGGAGTTCGAGCGCGACGTGCGCGTGCGGGAGATGCTGGTGCGCGCCGTCACGGTGCCGCCGGCCGACGAACCGAGGGAGAATCTTCCAGGGGATTTCCTGGAGTTGAAGTCTCTTCAGTTCAACAGCAACCCCCCGGTCGTGCCCGAGCAGGCGACGAGTGCCTGGATCCGTGCGTACCGCCGACAGAGCGGCGCTGAGCAGGGGGTTCCCACGTTCTACACGATCGAGGGGAACCAGTTCTTGTTCAACCGGACGCCGGTTGGCACGGAACTGGAGATCGTCTATTACGCGACGCTGCCCCGTCTGGGTCCGAGTCAGGACACCAACTGGCTCCTGTCGGGGCACCCGGACATCTACCTGTACGGCTCCCTGAAGCACTCGGCGCCGTTCCTGAAGGATGACGAACGGATCGCCCTGTGGGGCGCGCTGACTGATTCCGCCATCCAGGCACTGCTTCGCCGTGACGTGCGGGGGCAGTTCAACGCCGCGCCGGTTCGCATTCGGTCAAGAAGGGTGATGCCCTGATGCCTTGGACCCCTCTGTCGAGCCCGAGTACGACGTGGCAGCAGGTCGCGCCGGGGGCCGGTAGCACCTTGACACTGCTCGATCTGATCTCGGCGCAGGCCGCCGCTGCGGAAGCGGCGGCGGCCGCGGCTTCTCTCTCGGCTTCGGAGATAGTTACCCTGTCGTCGGTGGTGGCCGGCCAGGTGTCCGCTGCGGAAGGTTCTGCGGAAGCCGCGGAAGCGGCTGCCATGACCGCCCAGACGCTCGCGACTCAGGTAGCTGGGGCTTTGGTAGCTGCGGAGGGTTTGGCGGGGGTGGTGGGAGTGGCCGCGGCTAATGGAGATTTGGTGGTGGGGTCCTCGGTTGGGGATTTAGTGCTTCACCCGGCCGGGGGTGCCGTTCGGGTTTCTCTCGACGGGGGCCTCAGTTCTTCGATGGACGTGACGGCTACTTTTGTCAACCTGACTTCCGTTCGAGTCAATGACGGGGGATTCATCAAAGTCGCTCGGGTGACCACGACTCAGAAAAACGCGCTGGCGAGTCCGGTGGGCGGGCAGTTGGTGTACGACACGACGCTCAACGCGCTGTCGGTGTACGATGGGACCTCGTGGCGGACGCTCACGATGTCGTAGGAACAGGGTAGTATCTTGTTTGTAGTACCCCGGAAAAGGGGGCCAACGGGGTAGAGTACCCCCTTACAGGCAGAGGAGGAAGGGTGAGCCGGATTGAAGGGTTTGGGTCGCTGGCGGGAGTGGGGCAGGCGGTATCGCTTTCTCCGCGAGATGCGCGATCTAACGGGGGCCTCGCGGCCCAGGTGGAGGGTACGTTCGTTGGCACGGTGACCTTCGAGGGGTCGCTGAACGGGGTGACGTATTTCCCGGTCGCTGCGACGAACGTGAGCACGGGGGCGCTGGCCTCCACAACCACGGCGCCGGGGCTTTACCGGGCGGAAGTGGTAGGGGGCATGACGTTCCGGGCGCGGATGTCGGCGTACACGAGTGGCACGGCGGACGTGAAGCTGGTTGGGTTCGAGGGATGAAGATTTCTTCCCCCCGGCGGCGCCGTCGTAGTGGGGGAAGCGACCCTATCCCCTTGCCCCCGGCGAGTGGTTCGACTATCCTGCTGGAAACTTCCGATGCGCTCCTTTTGGAGGGCAGCGGGTCACTTGAACTGGAGGACGCGGCGTAATGGCCGACACCAAGATTTCGGGCCTTGCCCCCCTCCTGGCGGTGGACGCGGCGGGGGCGGATTACCTCCCCGTCGTGGACGCTAGTCTTGTCGCTGGTTCGCCGGCCACAGCGAACAAGCGGATGACGCTGACCGAGTTGGCCGCGTTTGTCGGAAGCGGCGCGGGAGGCGGCGACACTCTCCTGATCGGCACCGTCGCCCCGACGACCGAGGGCGTGGATGGCGACTTCTACTACCGGATCACCACCGGCGAGAACTGGGGTCCGAAGACCGCGGGCTCGTGGGGTTCACCGATCTCGAACCTCACCGGCGAGTCGTGGTTCAGCCGTCAGCAGACCGTTTCTATCGTCTCCGGGGTCGTCACCGTGGACTACACCGCCGGTCGCCTGGTGGTCGTGCCGGTGACGGCCAACATCACCAGTTTCGTCATCAACAACTTCCCGGCAGATGGCCTGCCGGGGTCGCTGACCTTCCGGTTCATGATCGGTGCGGGTGGCCCGTTCACGATTGCGTGGCCCACGCTCGGCACCGTGATCCGGGCTGAGGAGGCGGCGGTGCCGGTGGTGCCGACCACGAACGGCGCGGTACTGATGGTGACGATGTTCAGCAACGATGCGCGGGCAACGACCGATCTCCTGATCGGCGCATCCAACCTCCTGCCGGTCTGACCCGTGGGCCTCACCTTCCTCCCCGGCACTACACGCGACGGCTTCGCCACCGTGATTCACGGCAAGGCGTGGCGGTTCGACGGCGGCGCGGCGATCACCCGGATGTCCTCCGGGTGGCCCTGTACGCCGGGACTGGTGACTCCAGAAAACATCAGCAACGTGCGTGGATTCCTCGATGGGGCCGAAGTACCGATTGCGGTTTCTCCGCTACGGGGTAAGCATCCAGATGGATCGTTCCGCGCTATCGGGGTGCAATGCCGGGGAGTCGCGTCATTCGTACAGCGAGCGTTTCGGATCGAGGTGTGGAGCACACCTCGCAGCGGGGCCAACACGCTTCCCTGGATCGAACCTACCTACGACGTACCAGTAGGAGAGGACGCGACCGATTGGCCCGCGATGACGCAGCAGACTGCGATTGCGCCTTCTGATCCCGTGTATCTCTGTGCCACGAATGTCGCATTTCAGACTTTGCAACCACAGAGTTTGGATGTTGGCCTCGCGGCGAGCAACTTCGGGGTCGGCAATGGAAGTGAGTGGGATGTGTGGGTGGCGACGCTGCCGTTTCCCGCCATTACTGTCTCAACCTACGAGTTTATTCACGGGTTCTACACGGCCTATCTTCGCTCCGGCTCGCGTGCAATGTATGAGAGAGCACAAAAAGAGCTTGTGAACCAACTAGTGTTCAAATCTAATTACACGATAGGGTCTGACCAAGTAAATACCGTTGGCGGGTCACCGTTCGCCAATGTATATGGCCCTGACCCCACCCTACCCCCGGGGCCTCCGGGAAACTCCGGACTCTATTCGGAGCAGCATAGCCAGATTACGATGAGTTGGGCTACGGGCTATTTGATGACTGCGTGGAAACACCCGTGGCGTCACATCTGCCATAAACTATCCTGGCAGGCGGGGTCACTGCTTTCTGATTTGTCCGCTACATGGGGGATTCGGTTCAATCTCGGTATTGGGGACTTCCAAATCCTGCAAGCAGCGTATGTGGTTGAGGCCACTATGCAGGTTCCTAGTCCTCCTAGTGGATACGGGGCAGGGCGTGACCCGAACGTAATGACATTCGCCGCGCAGCTTCCGAACCTCCTGACGGTTCTTAGAAATCGGGTTTACACCGCGGCGTACGCGATTCCAGAACTTGCTGGGCTTCTCGGCCAGCGCCAAGACGCTACCGCGTCTTCGGACAATGGGCAAGTTGGTTCGCATACCTTCTTCCAGGCGATGATTACGTCTCGTTTCCTGATTTTCTACTACAACAATATCGCGCCGGACGCAGCGATTCCAGCCGAGGTGAGAAAGCAGGCGGACATCACGATTGCGTTCGCCACTGTGAACGGCAACGAAGCGTATTGGCGTTTCGAGTCTGACATCAACGACCCTTTCACTGCCGGGAACACCGATCCGTGGTGGTCAGGTTTCTATTCAGAGATGTTCGGGTTTGCTTATGCTACGGAAACAGATCCCGTTAAGAAGCAAACCTACTTTGAGTTCTTGGAGAGAGCTATGAACCGGGCACAGTACAATGACTTTATCAAGAACGGGAAAGCTCTTGGTGAATACTTCGGGGCACAGCAGTCCGCTGCGTTCTACCATGCGGGGGGGCAACCGAGAAGTCTCGTTGGCGCTCACCCCACAGTCATCACTGAACCTCCGATCTGGACGAGTTAATCATGGCGCTTACTCTCGTTGATGCCACTCAGAATCAGGAATCCAGCACGGACCCGTGGATTCAGGATATTCCTAAAGCCGTAGCGGTCGGGGACATCGTGTTTGTTGCTGCGCTCATTGCCGGTGGTACATCCAAGTTGTTTGGGACCGGGTTCAGCTTGAATGGAGCTTCTACCGCGACTGTAGGTCCTTGGACGACGATAATAAACAATTGGGCGACAGCATCCCCACCGCAGATCGAAGTGGCATTGGGATTCGCGATCGTACAGACTGCCGGGGACGTAGTAGTCTCTGCGGACATGAATAGCACGCGCGATGGCCGCCTTGTGGTTGCGATTCTGCGAGGTGCGGCGACAGCGGACATCTTTCCCGTCGTTGGTGTGGTTACTCGTGGCGTTGGTACCGCTCCCACGGCGGCGAGCGTAGCACCCGGTAAGGCCGGAGATTGGGTGATTTCCGTGATGTCTCACGTGGCGCTGGCTTCCACGTCAACGAAGACATCCGGGTCAATCAACATTGCGACGTTCAGTTCGACCTCAACGTTTTCGGGAAATCCCGGTTTTGTGATTGAAGCATTCGAGGCCCCGGATACCACACCGATTGCCGGTGCTCCAACCGTCTCCACATCCGTCAGTTGGACCGCACTCAACCTCGTGCTGTCGATGAAGCCCGAAGCGATTCTCGGCAAGACGATCTCGCGCGGATTGTATCTGTGATCCATTTCTCAGGGAGGTTCTGATGAATCCGATGTTCATTTTCGCACTCATTCTGGTCGTGGTGTCCGGCACGTACCTCGTGTGGGACCGTAACCGATGACCACCCCCAACCTCGGGCTTACTCTGCCCACCCCAGGTGCCTCGAACGACACCTGGGGGACGACGCTGAACGCGGATCTGACGGCGATCGACACGGCGTTTGACGAGGCCGCGGGGCACAACCATTCGGGCGCCGTCGGGTCGGGCGGTCCGCTGCCCCCGAGTGCCCTCGATGGGCTGCCCTCCCCAGGGTTGGTGGTCGCGGCGGGTGCGTCCTTCAACGCCCGTGCGATCGTCGCCGGGAGCGGAGTGGGGGTCGTCAACGGAGACGGGCAGGGCGGCGATCCAACTTTGGTGCTGGACATCCCCGGGATGTCGCCAATGGGCCCGGTGGTGGCCGACGATGACCTCTTCCCGGTGTCGGATACGTCCGCCGGCCCTGCGCCTCGTTCTGCGAGACGGGATGAAGTTCTGGCGCGCGCCAAGATCACGGCACCCCGGATGGCGGTCGATGTGAAGGGCGCGGTTTCCGGTGCGGTAGCGATGGACACCGGGCTGTTCTCCTACTTCGCCATGACGCTGAACGGGGTGACCACGTTTTCGTTTACCAACCCCCCGGCTTCGGCGTTGGGCCTCGGGGTGGTCGTGGAGATCACCAACGGGGGATCCTTCGGGGTGACCTGGCCGGCGAGTGTGAAGTGGCCGGCGGGAGTCGCCCCGACGCTGTCTCCCGCGGGAGTGGACGTTCTTGTCTTCCTGACGCGGGATGGCGGGGTGACCTGGCGGGGTGTGCTCTCGATGCAGGACAGTCTCTGATGCTTTTTATGGCGCTGCTGGCGCGCAGGGTGGGGTCGCTGGTCCCACCCCCGACCGCCCTGCAGGGGACTCCGGTTTCCGGGGGCGTGTCGCTTTCGTGGACGAACGCGAACGGATATCTGGCGACGGAGGTTTGGCGTGACGACGTGCTCTTGGTCGAGAAGGCCGGCGGCGTGGCGTCTCACGTAGACACGACTGCGGCGCCCGGGGCGGAGCACAGTTACAAGATCCGGCACAAGGCCAGCGTGTCATCCTTCTCGGCGTTTACCGCGTCGATCCTGCGCTCCCAGACCCCGCCGGCACCGGTTCTGTCGGCTCCGGTGGTGACGGATGACACGGTCAGCTTGGCGTGGACGGCCGTCGCTACCGCCACGCGATACGACGTGTACCGGTCGTCGGTGTCGGGGTCGGGACACACGTTCATCGGCTCGTCCACGGGGTTGACGTTCGACCACCTTACCGTTCAGAACGGGGTGTGGTTCTACATAGTACGCGCCTTCAACGGGGTCTTCTCGTCGGTGAACTCCAACGAGCGGCAGGTGAATGTCCTATTCGCCCCTCCTCTCACGGATCCAAGCGCGCTCGACGCGGTGGCGACCTTCAGTGACCAGGTGACCCTGTCGTGGACGAACGGCGACGCGACGGCGTTCACCGAGGTATACCGGGGGCTGTCCCCCAACCCACCCACGCTGCTGACCACGCGGGCGGCGGGGCTGTCTTCGTTCGTTGATAACACGGTAGTAGAGGGGACGACCTACTACTACCGCATCCGCCACGTCAAGGGCGCCGCGGTATCTGATTTCGTGCAGGATTCGGTGAGTCTCCCGGTGGCGAGTTTGGGGGCGATGGACCTCAGTGCGGACGTGGCAACCAACGAAGTACGCTTGACTTACGTTGTGAACAATCCCCCGTTCAACCACACTGTGGCTATCTCGGGGTACTCGGACACGCAGGGGTTCCAGTCTTCCGGGCCCGTAAATCCGCTTTCCGAGAGTCCGGCGCTGATCGTCACATACGGAGACATTGTCGACAAGTTTGGGGGCGGAGTGGAGCTTACCGGTACGATAGGGTCGGTAACCCTCCGCAATAGCAGCGGCGCTGTATTGGATTCCCGGTCGGGAGTAGCGGTCAACTTTTGGGCGATATCGGAGACGTGATGGACCCGACCCTCCCGGCAATCATCGGAGTCGCTGTGACCACGTCTCTCACCGCCGCGGGAGTCGCCGCCAAGGCGGTGTCCTGGGCGGTCAAGCGCGAACTGAATGGCTCCGCGAAGCGTATCAAGGACATCGACGAGCGCACCGCGAGACTGGAGACTTACCAGCATCGGCTGGGTACTCGTTTGGCCCGTTTGGAGGTGGTCGTGGAGGAGCGAACTAAGTGACGAAAGACATTCTCCGCCGCCTGCTGTTCACCCGGGACGACGATCTCGATCTGCTGCAGGTCTTCTTCCTGGGGGCCATCGTCTTCTTTTTCGTGGCGTTCGCTCTCGCCGGGTCGGGGCGGTGGAGAGTCACGGTCGCGGCCTGGGCGGCGTTCGGGTCGGTATTCGCCACTCTGGCGATCGCGGGCACTCCGAAGTGGGTGGCTGAACTGGTCGCCCGGAGCAAGCTGCCGGGAGAGGTGGCCGCCGGTATCGCACAGTCGGACGCCCGGGAGTTCGGGGCGCCCACCCACGAGTTCGACGTGGACAAGGTCCTGGGTGACTGAACCATTCCTGCGGGCCCTGCAGTGGCTGTGGCCGGTCGAGGGCGGGTGGCAGCCGGGCGACAAGAAGTCTGACCCCAATCCGACCATGTACGGGGTCACGGAACGCACCTTTCAGGCGGCCCGGAAGAAGTACGGGTGGGACCCCAAGCCGGTCAAGGAGATCACCCGCGAAGAGGCGACCGTGATCTATTGGCTAGAGTTCTGGCTGGCGTCCGGCGCGCATCTTCTCGCGTGGCCGCTGGCCCTCGTGCATTTCGACGCGGCGGTAAACCACGGAGTGGGCAACGCGCGGAAGCTGCGGACCCGTGCGAATGGAACCCCGATTGGCTATATTGAGGTTCGTCGAGCGTTCTACGCGGCGATCATAGCAAACAACCCGGACATGGCCCCCAACAAGAACGGGTGGGAGAACAGGATGAAGAGACTGGAAGCGGAAGTCAGGCGGTCCGCATGATTCTCGGGAAAGTGATGATCGCACTGGCGCTGGCTATCTTGGCTGGCGGGCTGATCGGCTATCGCCTCGGGGGCAACCAGATGACCGAGCGGGCGCAAGAGGCGAACCGGCGGGCCCTCGCGGCCGCGGGGGAGGCCCAAGCGGCGCGCGCGGCGGCCGACTTGGCGCTGGAAGAACACCGGGCGGCGGTTGTCTGGGCGGATTCTCTGGAGCAGGCGCGCGAGCGGGCGGAGGCCCGGCTGGCTGCCGTGCGGGTTAGGCGCGTTCCCCTGCCGGAGGTCGTCCCGGACACCTGCCGGGTATTCGCAGTGGAGGTTGACCGCCTGCAGGAAGAGGTGAGGACCTTGGAGGCCATTGGCCGGGTGGACAGTGTCCGGATCGAAACGCTGACGCAGGACAACACCCGGCTCGCCCGTGCGCTATCGGCCTCCCAGTCGGCGCTGCTCGGGATCGAGAAAGAGTTGAAAGAGCAGTCGAAGCGAACGGAGACAGCCCCCCGCAAGATCCTGGGGATCATCCCCGTGCCGGACATCACCTTCGGTTATGGTTTGACTTCGGATGGAAGTCGAACTATGCGGGGTGCCCAGGTAGGCGTTGGCTACCGGATCAAGTTGTGAAGGGGGCCGTGCTGCTCGTCGCGGTGAGCGACCTCCACGCGGGCTCCACGATCGGGCTGTGCCCGCCGGAGGGGGTCGAACTGGACGACGGGGGCGCGTATGTGCCGTCCGACGCTCAGGGGTGGCTCTGGGAGCGCTGGGAGGCGTTGTGGGAGCGGGTCCAGTTCCTCCGGAAGCATTACGGGGTAACGAAGTGGCACCTTCTCCTGAATGGGGATCTGGCGGACGGGGACCACCACAATACCGCTCAGATCATCTCCCGGCACCCGAATGTCCAAGTTGACATAATCAAGACGAGTCTGGAGATCCCCCTGCAGATGGGGCCGTCGTCGGTGGTGGTGGTGCGAGGGACGGAGGTTCATGTCGGCCCTAGTGGCTCGGTCGAGAACAGCGTCGCCAACTGGATTGCGTCGCGGGGGTTTCGGGTCATCCCGGATCCGGCGACCGGCAAGAACAGTCATTGGCACTTCCGGGGGGAGTACGCCGGCGTGCGGGTAGACGCCGCGCATCACGGAAAGATCGGCGGCCTCCCCTGGACAAAGGCGAACGCGGTGGTGCGGCAGGCGGCCGAGATTACGATGGAGCACGCCGTATCCCGGGACCTGCCCCCGCACCTGGCGTTCCGGTCGCACTTCCACCAGTGGGCGGACTCAGGGCTCAACTTCCCCACCCGGGTCTTTCAGCTGCCGGCGTTCCAGCTGGCAACCGCGTTCGTACACCGCATCGCCCCCGGCAAATTGGCTGACATCGGCGGGGCGGCATTTCTGCTGGTAGACGGTGAAGTGCGAGCCGTGGAACCTATCCTTTTCAAGCCCAAGCGGGCGGAGTTGATTCGTGTCGCGTGACCTGACGGAAGACCTGTTGCTCGAAGCCATCCGGAAATCCTTTGACGCCCCTCCCGGGGAAGAGGGCCACGGGATTACCGTTCACGAACTGGCCCGGGCCACAGGGCTGCCCGACCAGAGTATCCGGGTAAAAATCCGGGAGCTGATCGAGCAGGGGCAGATCAAGTCGTCCCGCCGGATAATCCTGGACATCGCCGGGCGCCGAGCGCAGATTCCGGCGTACGTGTACGTCTCGAAAAAGGACTGACCGATGCTTGTCCCGCTGAAGATCCCGCCTGGCGTTTACCGCTCGGGCACGGATTACCAATCGAAGGGCCGGTGGCGCGACGCGAACCTGATTCGCTTCGTGGACGGTCGTATCGAGCCGGTCGGCGGGTGGGTGGGCGCTGGCCCCGTGCTGGACGGGCCCGGGCGGGGCATCGTCGCGTGGCGTGCCAACGTGAGCGGCCGCCGGCTGGCGGTCGGAACAGTAAACAAGCTGTGGGTTTACAACGGAGACACCGTGGCTGACATCACCCCCGCGGGTTTCCCGGCGGGCAACGTCAACTCTGCGATCACGTCTGGGTACGGCTCGGGGCCATACGGCGCCGGCCCCTACGGGGTATCTTCGGCGGGGGGCCGTTCCGAGGCGACGACGTGGAGTCTCGACAGCTTTGGCGAGTGGCTGGTGGCTACGGCGTCGCACGACGATACCGTCTACCTCTGGTCCCTGAACCCTTCGGTCCCCGCCGCGCCGCTCACTGGCGCGCCGCAGGCGCGTTCCGTGCTGGTGACGCCGGAGCGCTTCCTGGTTGCGATCGGCTCCAGGGGCAATCCGAGAGAAGTAGCGTGGTCGGGCCAGGAGAACATCACGGACTGGAACTTTGCCAGTCCTACCAACGCCGCGGGGTTCATTGAGCTGGAGACCGATGGGGCGTTGATCGCCGGGTTCCAGACCCGGGGGCAGTCGCTGATCTTGTCGACCACCGACGCCTTCACCATGCGGTTCGTGGGCTTCCCGTTCATCCATAGTTTCCAGCGGGTCGGAGACTCAAGTGGGATCGTCGGCACGAACGCGGGCACGGAGTTCAACGGCGGCGCGGTGTGGATGGGACGGGAGGCGTTCTTCGGTTTCAGCGGGACCTCGGTGCAGGCCCTGCAGAGCGAAGTCAGTGACCACGTCTTCAGCGACATCAACCGTGACGAGCTGGCGCTGGTCTCCTGCCACCAGAAAGCGGCTTTCGGCGAGATCACCTGGCACTACCCGAGCGCGGGCTCAATGGTGAACGACCGGTACGTGACCTGGAACTACCGGGAGAATCACTGGACGATCGGGACGCTGGGGCGCTCTGCGATGGTGGACGCCGGTGTCTGGGACTACCCGATGGGGGTAGATAACGCCGGCAAGCTCCTGGAGCACGAAAAGGGCTGGCTGGACGACGGCGCCCCCCGGGGTGCGGATGTCTTCCTGGAGAGCGGCCCGGTGGAGCTTGGCGACGGGGACCAGGTGGTCTCCGTCGTGCAGGTTCTTCCTGACGAGGTGACCCCCGGAGCGTTCGCTCTGCGGATGGGGACGAAGTTCGCCCCCGAGGGCCCGGAGTTCAACCACGGCCCGTATACCCTCACGCCGTATACTTCTGTGCGAGTCACTGGGCGCCAGGTGGCCCTCCGGATCGAAGGGGTGCGCGACGAGGACAGCCGCATTGGTATCTTCCGTGCTGACATTCGCCCGGGGGGCCGGCGATGATCCTCCCGGACCGTTCGGCGTTCCCCAGCTTCTCGGCGTGGCAGGAGGAGATGAAGCGAGTCTTGGAGGCCGAGGACGACCTGAACTTGAAGAAGAATCGGCCGATCCTCGTGCAGGCCGGGGGGCCGATCATTCTGGTGGACTCGAACGGAGTCCAGTGGCAGCTTCTCGTCGCGACTGATGGTACGCTCTCCACGGCGTCGCTGCCATGATCGCCCCCGCGTCCGACTTGGCGAAACATAGCGCGGGTGTGGAAGATGCACTTGGGTATTCTCGTGACGGCGCGACGTACAATCTGGTGGAGAGTTTGGTGTCCCAGGGGATGGCCCTGTTGTGGACCAACGACTCCGCCAGTGGCGCTATAACGAAGGTCATGCGGATCGAGAACTCGGGGGAGGTCGAGGCGATGGTGTGGCTCGCCTGGGGCTCGATCGAGGATCTCCTGCCGATCATGCGGGAGATCGAAGAGTTCTATCGGGAACTCCCCGTTGAGCGTCTGACCGTCCTGGGGAGACCCGGGTGGATGCGGTCCCCGCTGGTCAAGGAGTTGGGGTACCGCACTCAGCACGTCCTGTACGAGAAGGAGATAGGAACTCATGGCGGGCGGTAGCAAGACCACCAATACGACTACTCTGGACCCGATCACGATCGCGCGTCGGGAGGAAGAGCGCCAGGCGGCGGAGGCGATCGCCAACCGCCCGTTCCAGGCGTTCGACCCGAACCAGCGAGTCGCCGGGGCCAACCCCCTGCTTACCGCCGGGCTCAACGCTCTCCCCGGCGTGGCGACTGCGGGGCAGCCTGCGGTCAACGCGGGGATCGGACTGGCGACGCAGGCCGGGGCGTTCAGCCCCACGGTCATCGACCCCACTCTCGCCCCGGGTGCGGCCCAGGTGAGCCCCGAGGCGATCCAGGCGGCCCTAGCCCAGTCGGGCGGCGGGGGCCCGGTCACCGCTCGGGATGTCTCTGCAATCAGTGGCGCGGACAATCTCGCTCGCTTCCTGAATCCCTTTACCGACCAGGTCGTCAACTCGGCGCTGTCGGATGTCGAGCGCCAGCGCGCGCTGGCTCTCGCCAACACGGGGGCCGCGGCTGCCAGTTCGGGAGCGTTCGGCTCGTCTCGTCAGGGGGTCGTGGAAGCACTTACCAACGCCGAGTCCGCTCGGCTTGCCGGGGACCTTTCGGGTCGCCTTCGGTCGGATGCGTTCAACACCGCCGCTGGTCTCAGCACCCAGGACGCCAATCGCCTCCTGCAGGCTCAGATCGCCAATCAGGGGGCGGACATCGCCACCGGCACGGCGAACCAGAACGCGGGGTTGTCCCGGTTCAACACGATCACCGGGTTGGATGCGTTCAACGCCGGCCAGTCGAATCAGGTCAACACCTTCAACGCCGGACAGGCGAATCAGGTGGCTGCCCAGAATCAGGCCGCGGGCCTGCAGGGCAACGCACAGCTGCTGGCCGCCGGGCAGACGCTGGGGTCGCTGGGGCAGACCCAGCAGAACCTGGCGCTTACCGGTGCGGATGCCCAGGTGCGGGGCGGACAGGTAACCCAGGGGATCGAGCAGGCACAGCGGGATGCGGCGTTCCAGGAGTTCCTGCGTCGTGAGCAGGACCCGTTCCTGAAGCTGCAGGCCCTGCAGTCGACCAGCTCTCCGCTGGGGGAGACCACCACGACCAAGAAGAGCGGGTCGCTGCTCGGGACGATCGCTGGGCTGGGCTCGGTCGCGCTGGGCATCCCCGGGGTTAGCGGAGCCATCGGAGGTCTGTTGGGCCTGCCTGGCGCGGCATCTGCCGCCGCCGTGCCGGCGCCGTCACCCGTACCGGTGGCGAGGCAGGGGCTGTTCGGATGACGATCCCTACCGGACTTCTTGGACCTGCTCGCCTCGTCACTCCCGAGGGCTTGGCCCCTGGGCAGACCAGTGGCCTCCTGCAGGCGTTCCTGCAGGACCCTACTACGCCTATCAACCGCTTCGCTCAGAACTTGAACGCGGCCGGCCAGGCGTCTCAGGGTCCTCCGGGAGGCGCGCGTCCGGGGCTCCCCCCGTCGCCGGGACTCCCGGCTATCCCGGGGCAGCAGACCTTCCGGGGTTCCCGGGGGGTCCCGGGCGACGTCGGTGGCCCTCCGGGTGGCGGGGACCCCGTTCTGGATGGCGGCTTCTCCCCCGCCAACCTTGGGGCGCTCGCTGGCGGCGTGGCCGCGGTCCGCGCTGCGGGTCCGGGTGGCACGTTGGCTCAGGCGCTCGCCGAGGGCGTGGCCTCCGGTGCGTCGACGTTCATCGCGGCCCGGAATCGGCAGGAGGACGTCAAGGCGGCCCGGGAGCGGCAGGCCGAGTTCGCCCGGCGCGTGCAGTCCCTTGGGCTCAACCCCGAGGCCGAGGCGGGCCTGCTCAGTATGCCCGCGGACGAGGGCGCCAAGCTGCTTGCCAACCTGGGGATAGACATCGCCAAGGAAGACGCGAAGCCGTTCACGCTGTCCGAAGACCAGGCCAGATTCTCCGGGCGGGGCCAGGTGATCGCGGCGATCCCGAAGCCGGAGGAAGAGTTCGACACCACGTCTCTCCCGTCAGATGTGCGGGAGGCGTTCGCTGTCGCTCTGCGACGGGATCCGAGGGACCCGGATAGCTTTGGCGCTCCGCTGTCGCCCGAGGACGCTCAGCGGGCAAAGGATTACATCCAGGCCAAGGCCAATTCCGGACGCACGTCGGTCAGCGTCACCACCGGTGCGGGAGAAGGTGCGGCGCAGAAACAACTGTGGGATACTTCGGTTTCGCAGCTTACCGCCGAGCACGACCGCGTGCGGACCATCCCCCGCCGGATGGCGCTATACAAGGAGATCCTGGCGAGCACCGAGAAGCCGTACTTCAGTGGGTCCGCGGCGGACCTGCGGACCAAGGCGGCGGCGTTCGGGGCGATGCTGGGGCTCCCTGTCGACACCGGCAAGATCGCGGACACGCAGACGCTGGTCAGCGCCCTGCGGGAAGCGGCGATCTCGCGAATCAAGGAACTCGACGGCCGCCCGACAGACAAGGACATGGAGATCCTCCTGCAGGCGATGGGGACCGAGAATCTCCAGCCCGAGGCGCTGCAGAATATCATCCAGCGGGCGATGCGTATCGCAGATGAAGAGCTGACGCTGTACGAGGAGGGCATCCAAGCGTTCGAGCGCGACTTCGAGGGGACCCCTTTCAAGGTCCCCAGCTATCTCAAGCGGAACCTCCGCCGGGATGCCGTGAACGCCGGCCGCCCCTCGTTTTCCAGCGGCAGTCGCGTGGACGACAAAGACCGGGTATCTTCCCGGTTCGGTGCGGGCATACCGGGATGGGAGCCGTAAATGCAGGATCCGGATTTCGGAAAGATCCAGCGGAACCTCCGCCGGATGGTTCAGCAGAACGCCCCCGAGTCGCTCATGGAGCAGTACGTCCGGAGCCAGGGGTTTGTCAACGCCAACCACTTCCGCGCGTCGCTGCAGGCGAAGCGCGTCCTTCCCGCCCAGCAGTTCGGGGAGGTACAGGGCTCTGCGGAAGATCGGGCGCGGCGGGCGCTGAACGAGCCGATCCCCGAAGCGAGGTTCACCCCCGCGGATGCCCTCCGGGTAGCCGGCGCGGGTGTCGTGCCCGGGTTCTCCGATGAACTCGCTGGCACCGTCAGGGGGTTGGTTCGCCCGGGCGAGACGGTAGAACAGGGGATCGCCGCCGAGCGCGAAGCCCTGCAGGGCGCCCGTGAACGGGGCGGGGCGGCGGCTACCGCGCTGGAAATCGGGGCGGGTACCGCGGCGAGTATCGCTGGGGGAGCGGGCCTTCGGGCTCTCGGGGCGCTGCCCTCCATGCGTGCCGCAACTATCGGGCAGGCGGCCCGCACCGGTGCGGCTGTCGGCGCAGGTCAGGGGTTCCTCGCGGGGGCAGGTAACGCCGACGGGGAGAGCCCCCTGGGGCGCATCATCGCCGGAACCCAGGGTGCCGCCGTCGGCGGCGCCCTCGGCGGCGTCTTGTCTGGGGCCGGACAGGGAATCGCGAACCGCGCCGCCCCGATCCGCCCAGACGCAAAAATCGCCTCCCGAGTATTCGACCCCAGCGTCACGCCGCGCAACCAGCAGCGTGCGGTATCGCGAGCGTCCGCCCTGCTGGAAGAAGGTGGGGTAGACCCGAATGACATCCGGCGCACCGTGCTTGGCGGAGACATTGAACCCGAACTGCCGCTGGTGCTGGCGGACACTCCGGATCTCGTGCGGCCGGGTGGCTCCGCGAGAGCCCGGGGGGTGCTTAGCGAAGCCGAGTCCCAGGGCAGCCGGGCCCCCGGGGAGATTCGGGCGCTCACCCGCGCCCGCGACGTCGGCCGGGTAGGCCGCCGTGCGGAACAGCTGGAGCGAGCAACCGGGCGCCCCACCGTGGAGTTCCCGGACTTCCTGGACCAGCTTACCGCGGAAAAGGTCGCCCGCACTGATGCGGCTTTCGACGCGGCGAGGGAGGCCGCGGGGGACGCCCGGGTCGACGTGCGCGAGATCAAGGGAATACTCAATACCGAGACGGTACGAAACGCCTACGCCGAAGTGCTGGCGGACAGTCCGGATGCGGTGGCTACTAGAGTATTCTCTTCGAAGGCGCGCCCGCTGTTCAACGTGAACGGTAAGCCACTGGACTTCGTGGATGCCGAGACACTCTCCCGAGTTGCCCAACGACTCAAGGAGAAAATCGAGTTCGCGGCCAACCCGCTGAACCGCGCGGCGTCGACCAACACGTCGGAGGCGGTGCTGAAGTCGGCGAGTACCGACATAACCAAAGCACTCGAAACCGCGCACCCGGCTTTCCGGGATGCCCGGGAGACGGCGGCGTTCTTTAGCGCGCGCCTCCGGGCCGCGGAAGAGGGCTTCAAAGTGGTTCCTGCGGGTAAGACCAGCCCGACCGTGGTGCGCCGTGCGGTGAAGCCATTCGACAAGGAGTTCCGTCTGTCCGACGGAACCGTTCTCGGGAATCCGATGGATGACTTCCGCGCGGGCTTCCAGGCGAGGGAAGCGGAGATCCTCACCGGCCGCACTCCCCCGATCGGCGGCGCCGCAAGCAACCCCGCCCCGGTGTCCAAGGAAGTGCGTAAGCTGGTCTTCGGGCCGGAGGCCGCCGAGTTCCTGGAGAAGGCGGACATCACGGAAGAGTCGATGGCGTTCACCGAGCGAGCGACCCGAGGACTCCGCAGTGCGTTCCAGAGCACCCCTCGCGACGCGATCGCTGAGGGGCTGGCGACCGGGGCACAGGGCGCGTCGCGTGACATCGCCATCATGGGGGCGCGGGATCCGGGCCTGCTCGCCGCGGCGGCCACTCGTCTCGGGGCCCCGATTATCCGGGCGATCCGGGGGAGAGGCGCGCCCGCCCGTGCGGATGCCATCAGTGACGTGCTGCTGGCTGGCCGTCAGGGTCCCTTCCAGCTGGAAGACGCCCTCCGGCTGATAACCAACGAGCGGAATAACCCGAGAATCAGGACAGCCCAGACGGCGGCGGCCGTGTTCGGGGGGCTGGGTGGGGGCCTCCTTGGCGACCGCTAACCCCCCGATCCGGGTGCAGGAAGTGGCCCGGGGGATGGTGGAAGAGGGGGTGCCTGTCACCGCCATCTGCGAGTCTCTCGGGATCTCGCGTCGGCGGTACTACGCATGGCGCGCAGCAGGCAAGTGGCCTTCCCGGGAACTCAAGACCCTCGATGACAGCGTGCGGCGCGAAGCGTTTAGCCTGCTCGACACGGGGCTGTCTATGGGAGCGGTCTCCCGTAAGTTGGGGGTCCACCGGAAGACAATCTCGCGGTGGCGGCGGTCGCGGCCGGTGGCGCATTGGCGCTGCTATTGCACTCCCTTCGGGATCCTGGTCGAAGGACTTCGCTGTCCCAAGTGCAGCACTCCCGCCCCTTGGGTGGCTAACAAAGAGAAAGGGAGTAACCCGACGTGACTATCCCCGGCGGACTTCTTGTCCCATCCTCGCGGAGAGGGGCTCCTGCGCTCAGTCTGGAGGAAACCCTCCGGCAGCGCCAGCAAGCGGCGGCGGGAGGGCTGCTCGACTCCCCCGCGCCCTCCCCGCGGGCGTTCACCGCACGGCCTGACGTGACCGCTGTGGGCCCCGAAGGCGCCACGGGGGACAGAGGGCCCCTCGGACTCCTCGGAGGCGCCGTAGGGGCTGTGGGGCGCGCAGGGTCTCAGGTAGGACGCATTGGAGCCGATCTCGCCGGGAGGGCTGGTCAGGCGTTCCGGGAAGACCCGCTCGGCGCCACCGCCAACGCTGGGCGGTTCTTGGCGGAGGAATTCGCGGGGCCGATCTCCGTGGGGGACATCCGGGCGATCAAGGAACAGGCAGACAAGGGCAACTTCGGCGGGGCCGCGGGTCTCACCGCACTCTCCGCGCTCCCCCTTATCCGCCCCGTAGGGAAAGCCGCCATCGACGCGGCCGAAGCAGTACGGAAAAAGATACCCGATACGCAGGTGAACGAACTTGTCGGTCTGGCGAGAGACGGGGGATTCACCTTCGACCCGCGGAACAAGAGACTGGTAAACGAGGGTGTCGTCGTCGGGGTGTTCCCGAACCGGACCCGCAGCGTCCCGCTGTCGGAGTTCAAGCCCAAGGACTTGAACGATTTCGTGCAGGACAACCGAGACGCCCTGCAGGCCGGAGAGAATATCCACTTGGGGGCGTGGGTCGACGAGAATACCAATAGTCTGGTTCTGGACCTATCCCTGCAGCTTCCGGAATCCCAGGTGGACGAAGCAGCCCGGCTAGGACGTTTGGCGAACCAGGAAGGGATCTTCAACATCAGTGCTTTCCGGCGCGGAGAAAACGGATTCATCCCCACCGGGGGGACCGGAAAACCTCTGACCGGCACTCTGATTCCCGAGGATCTCAACCTGGATACGCCCCTCACCCACCCCGCCCCGGTCCAAGGGCTCCTCCGGGCCAACGAGCCCTAGCGATCAGTGAAGCGGGGCGAGGTCGTCCCGTAGGAGGTCATCCAGCGTCAGAGGCCCTCCGAGCGACGTGCTCGGGGGGCTTTTCGTGGCGCTGGACAACGTGACCCGGAAGCCCCGGGCCGCGCGAGAACGCACCTGCTCAAGCCCGTGGTTCCGCATCGCTGACGAGAAGGACTTCATCGAACCGTACTGCTCCCCTACCGCTCCGCACCAGCGGCACCAGTCGCTATACAAGTCCGTGGTCGAGGTCAGGTCTTTGCCCGGCACGGTGCGCTCTTCCAGCCAGCGACCCAGCAGGTCCTCGTCGTGGAAGTAGCTCTGCGTCTCTTCGATAACCGAAGTCGGCGGGTTGAGCCCCTGCTGTTGCCACGCCAGACACCCCTCGATTGCCCACCAGAGGATTCCTGGAAGCTCCGCCAGCAACTCTTCCTGCAGATGCGGGTTCACCTTCGGGGGCTGAAGGGTGAACGGTACGAGGTGCAGGCGGCGGCGCATGGCCGGGTCGAGATTCTTCGTGTGCGGCCGGTGGTTGCCGGCGAATATCAGCTTGAAAGTCGGCTGGAAGACAAAGAAGTCCCCCCGCATGAAGCGGGCGGAAATGGGGTCGCCCCCGGTGATCGACTTGACTTTGGCCTCGTCCCAGCTACGGCCCTCTTCGGTCTCCTGGGCGGTCACCATCCGGGCGCCAGCCAACCCTGCGATCTCCGTCGGGTGCCGGTCGCCGTAGGAGGACACGAAGGTCCCCATCGGGGCGACCGCGGCGTACTCCCCGTAGAGCCGGACCAGAGTGTTCAGGAAGACCCCCTTCCCGTTGCCCCCCGGACCCCAGATGAAGACAAACGACTGCTCCGTCGTCAGACCGGTGAGCGCGTACCCAGCCAGCCGCTGCAGGTACGCTACCAGATCATCGTCACCGCCCGTGGCGTCCCGCAGGAACGCTTTCCACTTCGGCGGCGGGCCGTTCGGGTAGCGGACCGGGGCGACCGCGGTAGACCGGGTGCAGAGCAGTGTCGGATCCGAGGGCAGGATGTTCCCCGTCCGAAGGTCGACCATGCCGCCAGGGGTATTCAGGATCCACGGGTTCGCGTCCAGCTCGGCCAGCTTGACTTGCAGGTCCGGAGAGAAGGCCGCGTAGGAGGTCCCGTTCTGCACCGCTCTCAGAGACAGGGCCCACTTCCGGTGCTCGGATTTGGCGGCCCGGTGGGACGCCTCGCGGGCCAATACAGCCATCGCGTTCTGCGCCTCCTGCAGTGACCCCGGGACCCACCGTACCCCGTCCCAGCGAAGCCACTTGCGGGTCTCGTCGCAGTACCGGAATTCGTTCTTGTGCCGGGCCACGAAATCGCCGGCCAGCCAAGCGTCCGTATAAGGGGACAGCTGTTCCGCTGGCGCGCCTTCCGGAAGGTCTTCCAGTGGCTCGAATATGTCCTGGGCCGCGACGTACCCCGACTGCTGGGCCAGGTGGCGCAGGAAGTCGATTCCCACCCGGTAAGGACCCTTCAGTCCCTCCCAGTCCCGGAGGATCGTCTCTTCGTCGTTGTGCCCTAGCGTCCACCGGAGGCACCACTCGTGCCACAACCGGAACGCCTCCTCCGGGTAGCGGGGGAGAGCGGCCTTGATAGCGAAGCCGACCCGCAGGTACTCGTCTCGATCGGACAGATCGTTGGGAATGATCGAAAGGAACTTGGATACGTCCGCGACGGAACCTTCCAGAGATTCCTGCGGCGGCGCGTCGCTAGCCGAGGCAAGGGCGCGCCGTCCGACAATCTCGTAGCCATGCTTGACGGCAGCGTCTGCGGCCAAGTCCAGCAGTTCGTCGGCCTCCGCCTCCCCTACTTCGGGTAGCTCCCCAGCCACGGGGGCGCTGTCCCACAGGTAGGGGGTCCCCGAGGGGTGCATACCCGCGATGACGACGTACTGTCCCCCGGCGAGAAACTCGATCCGGTAGCGCTCTTCCCCGCGCACGATCTGGATGTAGCGCTTGGGGAAGTTGCCGCCCTTCAGCCGGAACACGTAAGCGCACTTCGGGGCTTGCCCTACCCGGCAGGGTACGGCTTTACCAAAGTACCCGTAAACCATCTCCCGGATTGTGCGGGCCAGTTCGTTGTCAAGTACGTCCACGTCGAGGGTAGGAAAGCGCGCGGTCTTGAGACCGATGTTGCGCCCGTTTTCCACCCACCGAGAGACCATCTCTTTGTCTGCTTCCACTTCCGCCCACCGACCGGTGGGACGCTTGTCTCCCGCACGGATGGGGATCAGGTCAGTGAAGCCCTTGTTGAAAAAGTCGAGACCGGTCACCGGCTGTACCTACTTGCGATAGTGCGTTCCATTCCACCCCTCCGCCTTGATTGGACAGCCGGACGCCCACTCGGGGGTGTCCGACAACAGGGCGACAAAATCCGGGAGCGCGCTTTCGGGCTCTCGGGATTCCGCCAGTATTTCATCGTGAACGGTCAGGATGACGGGGAAGCGGCAGTCCTCTTCCAGCCGGACGATGGCGTCGGCCATGATGTCCCGCGCCACCGCCTGCGTTGCGTTCTCCACCCACAGCCCACCGTACATACTTGCCGGTTCCCACTTCCGGGTAACGCTGTTCACCGACATGACCTGGACGGCCGGCCGCGGATCATCGTCCCACGGGACAGGGCGCATGACCACCTGCGGGTCATAATACCACAGGGAGCGATGACTCGGCAAGGTCATCTTGAGCCAGTTCCCGTGCAGGCCGAAGCAGATCCGACCCCGGGTCCCCGGGACGGGAAGGGGGCCCCGGAGGCCCTTGGTAACTACCTCCAGGGCGGTGTCCTGCGTGCTCCACCAGAGGGCCCGGATCCGACTGTTACGGTCCCGGTACGCCTGCACGGCGCGGGTGGCGGTCTCGATGTCCACCCCGGCCTGCCTGGCAAAGGTCTTGGCTCCCATCCCGAACCCACAGGCGAGCACTGCCATCTTGCCCACCTGGCGCTGCTCGGGGGTGACCTCTTCGATCCGCACTTCAGAGATCCGGGACGCCATGTCCTCGTAGACTGGCTCGCCGTTCCGGAACATCCGAACCAGATCCTCCTGGCCCGCCAGCCACGCCACCACCCGGGCCTCGATCTGCGCGTAGTCCGCCGAGAAAAACTGCTTCCCCGGGGCGCTCACCAGCATGGCCCGAAGGGCTGACGACACCACTTCCATCGGCTGCCCGAAGGGCTCGACCAGTTCCGGGCGGCCCGTGTCGATCGCCGAGAGGATCTCCGGGGTCATCTTGACGGCCCCCCGGGGGAAGTTCTGGGGCTGGACCAGCCGACCCGCCCAGCGCCCCGTGCCGGCCCCGTAGAATTGCAGGAGGCCCCGGACCCGGCCGTCGCTCCCCGCGGCGAGGAGCATGGCGTCCAGCTTGCTCACCGAGGACTTGCCTGCCTCCTGCCGGATCTCCAGCGCACGGCGGGATGCCTCCCCGAGGGGGGCCCGCGCCAGCAGCAATTCCAGTGTCTCCTTGTCCAGCGAGGGAACCTCGACACCGGGGGAGTCAGCTTTGACAAAGCGTGTCAGGTCCGTCAGCTTGGTGGCTCCGGCCACCGCGGAGCGCGTAACCCGCCGCATCTCGCGGTTGAGCCGGGCGCGCTCCCGATCGGCGATCTCCTGGGCGGCGCGAACGCGCGCCAAGTCAAGCAGCACCCCCCGATCGTTGATACGCTGGTCGGCCAGGTACAGCTTCCGCTCTCGTGCGTCCATCGCCGGGGGTAGGCGCAGGAACACCTCGCGCTCCACCTGCACGTCCTGCCTGCAGTATTGACCGAGCCGAAGTAGCTTCGCTTTGTCTTCGTCCTCCACCCACAGGGGCGTTCCGTCCGCGAGGACCTCCCGGGGCCGTGACATTTGCATCATCAGCCGATGCCCGGCCATGTCCTTTTGCTCAGCCAGTCCCAGCGCTATCGCCGCGCCTTCGAGGTTGCCGGGCAGGCCGGCGGCGCGCCCCAGTACCGCGGAACACACAAAGCGCTTCAGAGGAACCAAGGGCCACCGGTGCCGGACGGCCAAGACGTCACGCATCAGGATGCGCTCGAAGTTGGCGTTCCACGCCCGTAGATACACGCTGGGGTCCCGGAGAGCGTCCGCCAGGTCACCCGGCAGGGGCTCCCCGGCAAACCAGAGGTCGACTGGACCGTCCCCCCGGGCGTACGCGGCGCACCAGACGTCGGTCGTCGGGTGCGCCGCATAGGGGTAGACCCCGGTCTTCTTCAGGTCAACTGCGCTACGGGTCTCCAGGTCGATCGAGAGGTAGGTCGGCTTTGCCATGCGGGTCTCGCTGTCTCCTTCGGGTTTCTTGGTCTTGTGGAGTCACCGTCTTTCGGCGTGAGCCGAAGACGCGCTCCCAGTTGTTCTCGAACTCTTGCTCGGTGATACTACTGGGGCGCCGAGAGTCCCCTTTGCCCGCCACGGTGCTACTACTCGTCAAACCGGTCGAGGACGGCGTTCAGAAAGACCCCCAGGAAGTCTGCGAGGAGCATCCCGAAAGCTACCGCCACCATGACCATCAGAAATTCTCCCGCCATCATTCCTCCTCGTGGTTGGTATCGCGTTTTCCCGCCTCGGGCTGCCAACCGATAGCCCGCAGGCTGCCCCAGCGGACGGGCTCCTTCGCCCAAGCCCGGAGCACTTCAGCATCCTTGCCCGAGCACCACTTGAACCCCTTCTTGTCCGCCCACCCCGCGTAGCTCGTCAGGCTGGACGGAGACAGCCGATTGTACGGCGCCTGGAAGACGAAGCGCAAGTCGATCCCCGGATGCGCGTCCCGCACCGCAAGACTCTTGGTACGATCGGCCGCGGTGAACTTCCCCTTCGCCTCGATGACGATCCCGTTGTCCAGCACAAAGTCGGGAACGTATCGCCCCTCCGTCTTGGGGTATTTCAGGTTGAGCGGCTCGTAGGCGACCCCCCGAAGGGGGCCCCCTGCGAGATCAGCCTCGAACTTCGAGCGATAGCGAACCGCCATCAGTCGATGCCGAGACCCATCGGATCGTCGTCATCCGTGTCCTGGGCCGCCCCGCTCGACTTGCCGCCGTCCATCTCCGGCGGAGTGTCATCGAAATCCGTCTCCGCGAACGCTTCCGACGCCGGCCGGCGGCCCGCCAACCGCTCGCCCTCGCCCAACTTCTGCACGTTGTTCAGGACGAACGTCACACCCTTGCCGTCGTCGCGGTCGTACACGTACGGCTTCACGTCGGCGCGAGCGTAGCAGCCGCTGTAGAACTGCTCCTCGTCTTCGAGGACCATCGCCTTGCCGTCCGGTCCGCGGTAGCGGTCGACCACCCCGGGACGCGACGTCGCCGGAGAGTTGAAGCGCATCATCAGCACCGTGCCCTCCGGCACCTTGCCGTCGTCGATGTCGCTCTGCAGGCGGTCGCCCTCGATGAACGGCATCCGGATCTTGCCGGCCTTGATCTTCCGGCGGGTGTCGTCGGTGTCTCCCCACTTCTCGTACACCGCGGCAAGCGCCACCTTCTTCATCTCCTTGATGCTGATTGACCCCCGGGGGACTTCCGCGTCGGCGCTGAACAGCGCCGTGATGCTGAACTTCTTCTTGTCCGGCTCACTCTTGCTCCCCCGAGGGGTGAACACGTTGGCGTAACTCGACCGGAACTTCGGGGTCAGGATACTCTGGCTCACTCGGCACTCTCCTTCAACTGGTTGGTACTGCAGGCGGGGGCTTCTTCGAGGGCCTCGATGCCCTGCGGGACCACCGCCTTTGGGTCATCGTCCGTTGTCAGGTTGTACCCCGAAGACTCGCGGACGACGAGTTCCTCGGGCAAAGCAACTCCCAGTTTCTTCAAGCTCTTCTCCAGCTGGGCCGGACTCTTGACCGAAGCGGGCTCCATGATTTCGGCCTTCTTGATCTTGGCGCTCTTGGCCCACTCGATCACCGCCTTCTCGTCCCCCCACTTCCGCATGGCGCGCTTCGGCTTGAGTGCGAACCCGGGGACCGGCCGTCCCGCTTCGAGTTCACCCATGACCGTGCTCCGCACCGTGTCGATCCACGCCTTGAGCGTCTCCACCCCTCGCATGACCCGACCCAACTCCGCCGGGGTCAAGCCAACCGGGCTCGCCAGTTCCAGTGGCGCGTCTTCCAGCAGGTCATCGAACCTCACCTGGGCGACAGCCAGCGCCTTGCCCCGGAACTCGTCGCAGGTGAGCTTCGCCTTGCAGAACACGCAGTGCTTGCCCGCCCGCCGGGGGGCCCCCTGCGCCATCGCGGCGCGAGCGCCGAGGATCAGGTTCCGGGCGAAGTCCTTCAACTCAGCCAAGGTCAGCGTGGTCGCCCGCAGGGGGCCCTCAGAGTGGAACGCCCTCGGCTGGATGACTACCAGCTCGATCTCGGTGACACGCTCGGCTTTGGCCCGACTCTCGGCGTACAGGTCCAGCCACGCCAGGACGGCGTAGTAGGCCAGCTGGGGGTTCGGTCCGCCGTCTTCGTCCTCGGCTTCCACGACCACGCCCTTCCCGTACTTCAGGTCGACCACCCGCAGCTTGTGAGTCGCGGGGTAGTAGAACCACGCGTCGCAAGTGCCGCCCATCTCCGCCGGCGGACGCATCGACCGGGGGAGGTACAGCTTGCGCTCCACCCGCACGATCTCCGCGCCCTCGGCGTAGTCCCGGAGAGCGTCGACATAGGTCTCGACGTGGTCCGCCATGTCCTGTGTGACGACGATCCCCTCGACGCTCTCCCCGACCCACAGCTCCGGGGCCCGGTCGCGCTGGAAGGCGACCTCGGCCAGGGCGTGCGCCGCGGTTCCCTCCCGAGAATGGATACTGTCCGTATCGGGGAGCCCGCGCTCCGCCTCGATCGACCCGGGGCAAGCCAGCCACCGGCTCGACGACGAGGGGGACAGTTCCGCGTGTTCCTTTTCTGCGACGGTAGTATTCACGAGGGGTTCGCCTCCGCCAGCCATTCATACGCCACCCAGAGGGCGGTTACCACGATCGCTGCAGCCATCAGCGCACCTCCTCTTCGTCTTCCCACAGGAGGG